AATAACAGGCGATGATTCGACTGTTGTAACAATTTTAGCAGGAGCCACAGCAAAGTTCTCAGGATCGGGTGGAATATCAACAGTAGCATCTGAACCAGACACACTGACAGTAAGTCTAGACAGAGATCTATCAGGAATCACATCAATAACAAGTGACGCATCAAATGGTGATCTAGAATTAAAAGCAAACGGAACAGGGCACATTGTTATCAATGATATCTTTACATTCTCAGGAATGGCCTCTGATCCAACAGCAACAGCACAAACAAAAGTTTACAATAAAACAGCAGGAGGCGGTGGTACAGGACTGTATTTCAGGAACTCAAACATCGGTTCTGGTGCTGTAGGCGAACTGATAAGTAAGAGTAAGGCAACTGCATTAGCGATTGCGTTAGGATAATAATATGGCTATAACAAATTTTCAAGTAGGATCAACCGTAGCGGCGGCGTTCACTGCATCTGCGGACACGGCAGTGACAGTGATATACATCACAAACAAGACAGACGGTGACGGAACAGTTGACGTTTACATCACTCCAAACGGTGCTTCGGCAACTACCAACCATCTAGTGTATTCACAACTGACTATCAAAGCCAGAGACACCTACATCATAGACACAGAGAAAACTATTTTAGAAACAGGTGCAAAGATTTGGATATCTGCACCAGACTCAGCGGCACAGTTCAACGCCACTATATCAACTATAGGATTATAATAACCATGGGTAGATTTGTAAAAAACCCAGAGATAGGAGACAATGCTTCTGCTATCAAGATTCCAAATGTGACGACCACACAAAGACCTTCGGGCGTAAATGGACAAATAATTTTCAACACAACTACATCAACATACCAAGCATACAATGGCTCCAACTGGTATAACTTATCAGAAGCATCAAGAGAAAAAACTTTAACAACAGATAAGTTTCAAGGGGATGGATCTACCACTGTATTTGGAAACGGAAACGGAAACACCCTCGATGGTTCGACAGCGGCAACTTTATCAGTGACGCCGACCAACGCAACAGACATGGTAATATTCATCGGTGGCGTGTATCAAATTCCAGACACACACTACACTTACAATGGTGCAGGATCAATCACGTTTGGTTCGGCCCCACCGGCCAATAATGGTTCAGACAGTGGACACATCATCGCGATAGTACACAATCTCCACAAACTAGGGGAGTAATGGACCAGAAAACTCACTATGATTGGCTTTGGCCATGGGTGAAGGATAGGTCATTACGTAGAGCAATTGACTGTGGAGCTCATAGGGGAGAGTGGACACTAGCATGGAAAGATAGAGTTGGGCAGATAGAATGTTTCGAACCCAATGTGGAAATACTTCCATTCTTCAAAGAGAACACCGAAGGTATTCAAAATATTAATCTTTATCAACACGCCCTTGGAGACAAACCAGGCACAGTTGCCATGGATTACGAGACACACCTTGGGACTTATCACGTGACTGCTGAGGAAGGTCCTTATGAAATAAAAACCCTTGACAGTTACAACTTCACCGACGTTGACGTAATAAAAATTGATGTTGAAGGTTACGAGATACCATTACTAGACGGTGCCAAAGATACTATAATGACAAACCGGCCATGGATACAGATAGAAGCAAACGAAACAGGCGAGAGATACAATAGACCTAAAAAGTTAATATTAGATATGTTGACAAGTTTTGGAATGAAGAGAAGAGCAAAGGAATGGCCGGATCAAATCTGGAGCTTCTAGTAAACTAATCCAAAAGTTTTCCAGGTACCGGGAGTACCACCTTTGATACATACCCAACCCACTGCTTGATTCATAGCCGGCTTTGAATTCCACACTATTGAGCCAATATCCCATCTTCCTTCCGTGGGAGCGACGTAGCCTGATGAAAATACTTTATCACAAAATTTTATATTGCCAGAGACATGTAAACTTTCTTGTGGATTCTTTACACCAATACCGACTTTTCCAAAAACATTTAACTTGGTTGTGCCTGATTCTTCATTTCCTATCGTGACATCTCCATTTGACCTACAAATAATTCTTGGTGTATCATCAGTACCAATTGCAAACGGCACAGGAGCATGAGTCCCGACATAAGCATTGTTGTCCTGCATTTTTGTAATTACTTCGTAGCCATTTACATTGACTGAGAAATCCGCCGACGGTGCATCAGTGTTGATTCCGACTCTGCTTTCTGCGGCATACAAGGTATTTTTTACCCTAAGATCTTTTAAGTTACCTACCTGTTCTAGATTACTTTTTTTGACACTTCTGCCTAATCTATCTTTCCACAGTACTTCGTTATGATCAATCATCACGGCCTCTGTGACATTCAGTTTTGGAACTTGGGCTTCCTCGTATTTCAAGTTTTCTACCGTGATTGTACCCTTGACTGTGAGATCTTTCTGAACTTCAACACGGTCATTGTTAATGACCACCTGAACAGTATCACTCTTGTCGTCTATGCCCGAACTTGAAAAATTTGTAATCTTTCCACCATCTATAGCGTCACCACTTATGGTGTTTTCGTAGACATCTAATTGTCTAACATCTATACGCTTTTCAGCGATCTTTTCAATTTTGTTAATAGGTAATAGTGCCATATTATCAATATTTAGTGCAAACTGTTAGAGTAAAAGAAAATTGGTAAATATTAAGGTAGTGTTATGGCAATTAATAGAATAAGTGGAGATATATTAGAATCAAACCTTATCCGTACCTCGGATTTGGCATTCAATACCAGCCTATTATACGTAGATGTCACCAATGGACGTATTGGTGTTAACACAGACTCACCAGGAAACTTCAAACTAGATGTAAACGGTAATGCACGTGTGCAAGGTAACCAAACCATCACGGGAGACCTAACAGTCGAGGGCACAACAACTACAATTGATTCACAAAATTTAGTAGTTGAAGACAATATTATCACCTTAAACGAAAATAATTCAACAGCAACTGACTCAGGAATAATGATCCAAAGAGCAGGACAAAATGAAGCAGTAATTTACTGGGATGAATCGTTAGATAGATTCAGAGTTGGAACAACACCAGAGGACGGTTCCACAAGAACAGATTTTACAAACGTAACATTGGCCAACTTTCAAGCGGCATCGCCCTCATCAAATGACGATGTTGCAACAAAACAGTATGTGGATAATGAAATATCATCCAACAGTAGTTCATCCGGATCGAGCATAACAGTAGGTACTCCGACTGACTCTAGCTTCGGTGATGGAAGTTTGACAACATTGGGCAACGCAAGTTCAGTAACTGATGCATTAGACGATCTTAACGAAACAATGGAAAATATACGTAATTCGACGTATGTGAAAAGCGTAGCCTTTACTTCTAATTCTACATCAATTTCAACTGGTGACACTGTCACTTTATCAATCTCGACCGTGGGTGGTGGTGCCAATAGATACACAATTACCTGGGGTGACGGAGTAACTGAAACAGTCACTGGAACTTCTCCAACACACACATACAACGAATCATCTGGTTCACCTATGAGTGTTGTAGTGAAAGCATTCAACAACACAGCTACCACTGACTCATCAGGAAGTTTTGCTAGCCTTACAAGAGCAAACTACATCACGGTAGCATCACCGGCACCGGTGGCAGACTTTGAAATAAGGTCATCGGCAACAAGAGATGGCGGCAGTGTAATCACCAAAGCGAACACAGGAAGCACTGTATACCTTCAAAACAAGACTACCAACTCGGTATCTGCCTGTACATACACAGTTGACTGGGGCGATGGTCAGATGGACACAGTTGCCAATGACACAGCGGCAGGTGGTGCCAACGGTAACAACCTGTCACACACTTATACCAACTCGGCCGGAGACGACGGCTCCACTGTAGCAGGTACCGGAGCTGGTGATACAAAGTACAATATACGTCTAACCTTATTGACGCACCCAACTGCCAACCCTGCATTGATTCCGAATAATGATAATGCAAATTTTGAAGTGTACTCTACCCATACACCAAAAATTGATGTGGCAGACTCAACATTAAGAGGAGTCAACGAAGAAGGAACTTCTGGTTTCCCGGTAACATTTATCAATGGTACAGACACAAATCCAGGATCGAACTCTGCGTTTTCTTCTACACAAATTTATCAATGGGACTTCACAGACGATTCTACACAAACTAATGTGAACATTGGATCGGGATCATCCGGAGATACAGATCAGAACATTGCCAAAACATTTGGATTCTCTCAAGGTTCAAGTGCAGGAGTGCAAGGATCGACTACAACTTTCCCAGTGAAACTTGTAATCAACAACGGACATACAACAGGCGCATTTGAAAGTTCAATCACAAACATAATTGTTGAGCCTGACGTAAGAGCAAATTTAGCAGGTACGGCAGTAACAGTAAGCACAGGTTCAGGAAACAACAGTCTGTCACTTTTTGATGCTACTGACTTAGATGGTGCCAACAGGGCACTTGCTAGATTTACTAATACTTCACAGAATGCCGACAACTATGAATATGATTTTTTAAATGACTCCACAGATGCATTATCTTTGGTTGAGGATGGCTCCACAGCAGGTACAATCGGAAACACTATAGATAAAAATTTCACAGGACAATCTGCAGGAAATATTGTTACAGATTTCAGAGCAACAGGAACACCCGATACAATACATCAAAATGATAATCAAACAATTACGTTTGCAATGAAGGCAATACCAAGTGCACCTGCTAACCTAAGTGCTAAAACACTTACAATGGCAGACTCCGCTCAAGGTACAAATCCACACTTGTGTGCGAGTTTCGATGACAACAGTAGTGCATTCACAAGTCAATCAGCAGGTGATTCTTTAGAAACTACTACTGCCAGAAGATACTCTAGCACATCAACTATCGACACAAACACCGTTACAAACTTTTTAACAAACAATGCAAACGGTACAGGGTCAACAGTAAATCAAACTGTCACAGCAAAAATTAATAATGCAGACAGAGGGAACAGAACATTCACAACTTCGGAAGGCGGTGCAAACAACAACACATTTACCAGTCTTATTGTAACTAACCACAAAGACTACGACGCAGTAGATAGCTCTTATGCACAGAGATTATATCTTGTAGCAACAGCAAAAATTACACAGGCACTTTCAGATTACACGATTGGATCAAACGCACAGCGTATAGAAAGTTCAGCAGGCGGTAACACAGGATTTACCTATGTAGTCAGAGACAATGTTACAGCGGCTCCGACAACTTCAATCGGTACAATATCTCAAGCAAGTGCAGGAAATCTAAGATACATATCAGGTGTGCCATACTACAATGACGGTTCACCAACACTTACTATATCAGGAACGACAGTAGCAAACTTCACTGGACAGGCATACCAAGATGCATCAGATCCTCATGAAGTTGATCCAGCAACGAACCAAGAATCTACTTCAGGTGATGTTATTTCTCAGACTGCGTACACGTATGCAAACATTGACGGGTCATCTACAATGTTATCAAGTGGTATACCTGTCAAGAATACAGGTGTAAGTTCAGCATACACGTTAGGAAATTTAACTCAACCGATCACTACAGGTAATGTAAGATCGATACAACAAATTAAAGCAAGAAGTAAGAATGCAAACGGCACAGGCTCTTACTCAGAAAGCTCAACAAAAATTCAAGTGTACACCAACTCATTGCTAACTTTAGATAATGAAGCTGGTGGTATCACTGTAGCAGATTCCCTAGGCGCCGGGTTTGATGACGACGCAAAGAGAATAAGCGGTTTTGGTTCCCTGTCAGGTGACACACCTGCCTTGAACGATTCTTCAAATGCCAACTACTACACAGATCATGCATGGTCGGGTGCGGTTACTGTGGCAGGGACCAAAGAAGCTATATCCAGATTTGGAACAATCAAGCATTTTACAACTAACCTAAGTTCAGGCTATCTACCGGTAGGACCAGACCTGGCCACAGGACGTTCCGGTGCACAATATTTTACTTTTGCATTTAGAAGGACAACAATGGCCAACTTCAACTTGACAATGTCAGGTAAAGTATCTGGTATGTTTATTGCCGCTCCGGGCACAGCAATAGACACTGCATCAGGATTGAATGGATGGTTGGATTGTTCAACAACTTATGGTGGCTCGGGTGTTCCGGGTTCCGACGCAGGTGCAGGTGGTAACGGATCCAACGGTTGTGCGTTCAACTCAGGAGACAGAGTAGTCGACAATACAACTTATTCTGGTCAGGAATTTACGTTTACATTGGGAACTGAAAATGCATCCAATTCCACAGGCAACAACATTCTGGTAAGAATTAAATTAGAATCGGGAGACAGTGTAACAGCACTGAGCATTGACTAATGGCAATTACTGATGCAAAAAAAGTAGATTATCTTTGGAAGAAGCTCGGTTACGGTGCGACCAAAACTGACACCAATTCGGCCAAGAAAGCACCCAATGAAGCAATAGCATCACCTTTACTACTAAGGGGTGACAACACTTGGAACCAAGCATCAACTATCCCGGCCACTATGCCGGCTTCGACTACGTATCCTGTAACGGTGTTTCCGACCAGTGGGCCTAGAGAAACAACGAACGACGGAACATCGGCCGCTAACAGGTCATGGAAAACTAGTCTTACTGACTGGATCCCACCTGAGATGGGATCAACATATCAAGTTAAAATTTATGTTCACACATCCGGTGCCGCCGGGAATGCCGCGGCAAGTGGAACACAGGTATTTGCTACAGGTTCGGGTAACAACGACGAATGGTTCTTTGATTATCAATCAGGTGTTGTACACTTTATAGGAACCAACTTACCCAATGGCATAAGTTTTTCAGGTAAGAGTGTATATGTATCGGGTGCAAGATACACAGGAACCAAAGGTTTACAAAATTTATCAACCACAACAGGTAACACGGAATTTACAGATAATAACATCGGCAACATAATCACCAATGCTGACATGACTTTTACAACACAGGGCACGGGTCTGTTTGATTTCAACACAACAACCGGTGTTGTTTTACCTGTGGGTACAACCGGAGAACGTCCTACAGGACAACAAGGAATAATAAGATTCAACACCACAACAGGAAAATACGAAGTATCAGCAGATGGATCGACCTACACTGCCCTTAGAACAGAAGCGGCCGCTTCAACAATAGCTAAAGATATATTCACAGGTGACGGTTCATCAACACAATTTACAATGAGTACTACTCCCTCTAATGCCAAAAATATTTTAGTGTATGTTGATGGTGTAATGCAGGAGCCGATCCAAAACTATACGATAGCTACAAATGTATTAGCATTCACAGGCGGTGCTGACGGAAGTTCGATTGAGGCTCCACACGATGGTGCAAGAGTAGTTGTCATGCACGGCTTTGCTGACTAATCTATTACTATTCCTTTTGATGTATAACGTAGTATGTGTCTTACGTATTTTTGAGAAAAGATATTAAATCGTCCAACGTCTCTGTCTACTTCGTAACCAATTGTAGCTTGTTCGAGAATAAAATTATAAAGATCGGGTCCTGACGAGAAACCGATATTAATACCTTTCATATCAAAACTATTGCTTATTTTGAATTCATTTGTGCATGATGCTTTCAAGAAATTTTCAATTTTATTCCTGTGACCGTTCATACCTTCCACGATGTCTGCTCTTTCTTCAAGTACTTCAGCACCACGGTTCCTACAATAGCCAGGCCATAGTACTTTTATTATGTAATTTAAATCATTCATTTTTTAGTTTTTCTATATCTTTGAACAACACGCATTCCGCATTCTCACAGTAGTCGAGTTGTTTAGTTTTAGGTGGATTACACAAGAAATAAAACTTCAGCTCACTGTTCAACATGATCACACTCCTTAGATCCTTCAAGACCAGAGGATCAGATATATCATATCCAACCAGCATAACTTTTTTATTACTCAGACCAACACCGGATAATAAGGCAAACGTCTGATCAGAGGTGTTTGAATCCAAATATAAATTGAATTGAGGTGACAACGGTGGAAAACGGTGCACCTGATCATAAAACACGTACTTTTTGTACAGATCTGGTGTGGTCACACACTGCACTAAAATTGGTATCTGTTGAAGATACCACAAAAGATCAACTTCATCTCTTACCCAAACATAATCTATGTGCTTTTTATCAAGTTTACGATTAGGCACCGAAACAATAGGTCCGTATTCACGTAATTCTTTGGCTTCCATTCCATGGGGATTTGTGCCAAGGATTGTAACAAAATCATATTTCTTCATTGTAATGTTTATTTAACACGTTTAATTTAACCGTTTTAAATAAATACCTACAGTTTTGCAAGACAATTAATATCCAAAGGGGAAAATAAAATGGCAATAGGACGAATAACAGGACAGATGCTTTCAGCCAACCTAGCAAGGTCAGGCACAGATTTAGCATTTGAGACAAACTTATTAGCGTTAGACGTAACGAATAGTAGAGTTGGTATAGGTACAGCCTCACCGGCAACTACACTACACATCAACGCCACGGATGCACTAAGACTACCAGCAGGTAACACGGGACAAAGACCGGGTTCAGCGGCAAATGGTGACATCAGATATAACAGCACGGAATCAACCATTGAAGGTTACGCCGGCGGTGCTTGGGCTAACTTGGCATCAGGTACACAGATCAAAGATGCGGATGAGGACACAACAATCAACGTTGAAACAAGTTCAGACGCAGACGAGATACATCTTCAAACAGGTGGGAACCAGACTGCGATCTTCAGGACTGCTACAACAGATCTTGGTGTAACAAGACTATCAAACACAGCAACAACAATCACAGGACAAGTTACTAACGGTGACATCACACTTACTCCAAACGGAACAGGTAGTGTTGTTATTGGAAAAGCAGACATCAACGGTGGCGCAATAGACGGCGTTACGATCGGTGCGGCGGCCGCGGCAACACAATTAGTTGTTAGTGGTGGCGTTAACATCGATGACGGTGGTGACGGTGCTATTGATGGTTGTGTGATCGGAGCCAACACAGCGGCGGCGATCTCAGGTACAACTATTGCGGCAAGTTCAAACTTAACAGTTGGCGGTAACGCTACTGTAACAGGTAACTTGACAGTAAACGGTTCAACAACAACTATCGATTCAACAACATTGACTATTGAAGATCCGATGATCACTTTAGCGAAGAACAACTCAGGTGGAGATGCTAACACATTTGACCAAGGTTTATTCTTCAACAGAGGTTCATTAGCTAACGTTTCATGGTTATGGGATGAATCAGCAGACCAATTTGCGGCGGCAGTTACATCAGGAGAAGATGGAACTACAGCAGGTAACGTAACAATCGACAGTTACGCAGGTATCAGAGCAGGTGTTACTACTGTTTCAGACTTAGAAACTGGAGTGATATCATCAGCAGATGGTACACAGTCGGCGACTATTGCTAACTCAGGTGGAGTTATGACAATTGGAAGTTCAGTGTTGACTACTACTGATATTAACGGTGGTTCAGTTGACGGTGCTACAATTGGTGCGGCAAGTGCCAGTACTGGTATTTTCACAACATTGACTGCGGCGAACACGCAAACAGGTACAGTTAAAGCAAACGACGGAACAGCGGCTATCACAATAGCTGACACATCAGGTGCAGTTAAGATTACAACTGCTTTTGAAGTTGACGGTGCAGGATTCATCTTCAACGAGAGTTCAGCGGCGCTTGACTTCAGAGTAGAATCAAATGGACATGCACACGCATTGTTTGTTGATGGTTCAGAGGATCACGTAGGTATTAAGACGGCTTCCCCAGCTTATGACCTAGATATGAGTGGTTCGACTGATGCTTTCAGATTGCCATCTGGTACTACTGCACAGAGACCTACAGCGGCTTCGGGTATATTAAGATTCAACTCTCAATCAGGTGTATTTGAAGGTTCACAAGATGGATCAACATTTGTTGAGTTAGCGACAGTTGGTGACACACCGACTTTCACTAAGGAATCTGCTACTGGAGATGGATCAACTACAACGTTCACAGGTTTCTTTAGCTCAGCTCCAGAATCAGCGAACAACGTTTTTGTTTACATCGACAACGTATACCAAGAGCCAACTGAGAACTACAGTGTTTCAAGTACTAACCTAACGTTCACATCTGCTCCACACAGTGCGGCAAGGATTTTTGCTATCACAGGTGCAGACAACACAGCGTTGGCAACAGGTGGTATTGCGAGATCTGAGACAAGTTCAGTTAACTTTACATCATCTGCAACAACGATAATGAGTTTTAATGCGGCAACTTACAGAAGTGCTGAAATATTCATTACGTTGACAGACTCTGCAAACTCAGAGTATGCGGCTATGAAAGGTGTTGTTGTACACAACGGTGCAACTGCGTTCATCACAATACATGCGATTACAAACACTGGAGACACGGACCTAGCGGCAATCACTGCTACGCACGATGGATCAAACACAGTGAATGTACAAGCAGTAACTACAGGTGGACAGACAGCGGCTAAAGTACAGTACTCACTATCAACATAATAGTTTAAGATTAATTCTAAACGCCCCAATGGTAAATACTACTGTTGGGGCGTTTTTTTTTAGACTAAAATTCCGCAACATAACATAAAAACACACACATGAGGGATATATAGGAACCATGACAACAAGAAACTTTAGAGTACACAACGGTATATCAGTTGGTGACATCACAATCAGTGCCACTAACAACACAATTACTGGAATGTCAGCATCGGCACCATCAGCAAACGGTGACGCGGCAAACAAAAAATATGTTGATGACCAAGCGGCGGCATCATTAACATTATCAAACAAAACTGTAACCAACGCAGTCCTTAACGGAACGTTGACTGGTACAGCCATTAAAGATGAAGACAACATGGCATCAAACAGTGCAACTGTAGTGCCATCACAACAATCTGTTAAAGCATATGTAGATAGTGAAATCTCATCTGCTATATCAGGTTCTACTACGTTGACATCAGGTAACACAACAGTTGTAGCAAGTGGTACATCAGTTGTAAACAATGTAAACAGTGCGGCACAGTTAACGGTAACTGAAGGTACAGTTAGAGTACACGGAAACTTAATAGTTGACGGTACAGAAACAACTATCAACACTGCGACTTTATCAGTTGAAGATAACATAATCGAAGTTAACAGAAACGTTTCAAACAACGCAGGTATGCCATCAGTTTCAGGCATCAAAGTAAACAGAGGTGAAGGTTCATCAGCAACTGAAAAAGCTCTTTTCTGGGCGTGGGACGAATCATACAACACTGGAACAGCTTCAACCGTAGGTGGTGCCTTTACTGCTTTTGCAAGAGCAGAAGGTGATTCATCAACACCAGCAACAGCTGACTTGGCCGATATGAGATGTGCAGTACTACACGCGACATCAACTGCGGCACAATATGCGGACGTTGCCGAGCGTTTCGAAGCAGACGCTCCAATGATAGCAGGTGCAGTAGTAGAAGTAGGCGGATCAGCAGAAATAACAGAATCAACTTCAGAAATGTCTGAAAATGTTTTTGGTGTTATCTCTGACATGCCAGCTTATGCCATGAACGAAGCGGCAGGTAACAATGACTCACACCCATACGTAGCAATGACAGGTAGAACACCGGTTAGAGTTACAGGTGCGGTAACAAAAGGTCAAAGATTAGTTACTTCAAGTGTTAAAGGTTGTGCTAGAGCAGTAGCGACAGGTGAGTCAATCTCTCCTTTCAACGTTATTGGTAGAGCATTAGAAAGCTCAACAGATGCAGGTATCAAATTGGTAAACTGTGCAGTGAGAACTAACAACTAATAAATAAAATTACTTTTTAATAGAATTAAAGGGCGGCTTCGGTCGCCCTTTTTTTGTGGCGGTATAAATACTAGCACTGCTGTCAGCTGGCAATGATAACGAAGCTGTGTACGGCATATGCTGTACTAACATATTATATAAGGAGTACCTTGTATGGCCATAGGTCGTATAACAGGGTCGGTATTAAAGTCCAATCTGACTAGGAATGGCGTCGACCTTGCATTTGAAACAAACCTACTGTATCTCGACGTAACGAACAGTCGTGTAGGTATTGGTACTTCTGAACCCACAACAACACTACAAGTAAACGGAACAACTACAACTGCTGGCCTTACAGCCAACGGTGCAGTTAATATTGATGGTACGGGTACGTCCAATATGGATAACGTCATCATAGGTGCCAACACAGCGGCGGCCATCACAGGTACAACTATTGCAGGCACAACAGCCACACTCACAAATACAACAACATCAGACAGTGTTTTAATTACTACAACAGAAGATTCAAGCACAGCAGGTCCAGTCATCGCATTGAAAAGAAATAGTGGTTCTCCTGCAGATGCAGACTACCTGGGACAGATCAAGTTCAAAGGTGAGAACGATGCTGACCAAGAGGTAAACTATGCAAAAATTACAGGAAAAATACTAGATGCATCAGACGGAACAGAAGACGGTATATTAGAATTTTCACATATCAAAGCAGGATCACAAGTAATCACAGGAAGATGGAGATCGGATGGATTGCAATTATTGAACGGTACAAACTTAACTGTTGCAGGTAACACCACAGTAACAGGTTCACTGATCGCAGATGGGTTGAGTTATCCAACGTCAGATGGAAGTGCAGGACAGGTTATAAAAACAGACGGTAGCGGAACTTTAAGTTTCACAACAATATCTACTAATTCTGTATCACAAGGAAACTCAAATGTAACAGTAACTGATTCAGGCACAGGGGCAATAACAATAGCGGCAGATGGCAACACCATAATAACAATGAACGCCACTACGGCATTAGATGCATCTGCTGTGACCAATGCAGTAAGGCTACCAAATGGTACGACAGCACAAAGACCCTCTGGTTCTCTTGGAATGATAAGGTACAACAGTAGCACTGACAACATAGAAGGCTACACTACATCAGGTGGATGGGCACAACTAGGTGCTACCACTAGCACAACAGAAAATACAGACGATACAGCCACAGGAAGTGCCACAGCTATAAGCACATCGGCACAGATTATTAATCAGTTCACTACTGACAGTTTTGACAGTGCATTTTATCTTGCTGTTGTAAGAGATGAAATAAATGATTCTATTTCGACCGCAAAATACAGTGTTGCACAAAACGATACATCTGCCGTTGTCGCAACTTCTCATGTTGTAAGACAGACAGCCAGTTTGGCTGACGTGTCCATAGATGCAGAAATTGGTGCAGGGAGCATGAGGCTGAAGGCCACTGGTTCGTCTGTTGTAAATTCAATATCTTTCTACAGGATAGGTTTAGGTGATAACACGACAGCAGGAACCACGGGAAATGTGAGGACTGTTATAAACACAGATGTTGACTCAACTTCTGAATCGTTAGACAGCTTTGCACATTCAAGTTACAGAGGAGCAAAATACTTTATATCTGTAAACAACACGGCTAAAAGTGAAGTGTCAAATGTTGAGGCATTGGTCGTCCATAATGGATCTGACGCTTTCATAAATGTCTATGGAACAGTCAACACAGGAAACAATGATTTAATTAATCTTACTGCGGCCATAGACGGAGGCAACGTTGTAGTAAGTGTGATAGGAAATGAACCAAATTTAAGAGTAACCGCATACAGAATTTTATTAGCTGATTCAGAAAGTGGCAGTAGCGGTGACAATGTCAACATAGTCGGAACCACGAATGTCAGCTCAACTGCTACCCAAATTGATTCATTCAACAACGAAACATACACAGGAGCGTTCTATATTTTCACAGGTTTCAATGCAGGCGGGGGTGAAGCCAGTATTTCAGAAGTCTCGGTTGTGTCCAACGATGACGCCTACATTGCCACAGGACCTGTTGTAAATTCAACAGGCACTGATCAACTTTCTTTTACAGCGACCCAATCGGGCGCCAATGTAAGCGTAAAAGCGGCCAGTACCTCTGGTGCCAGCACAGCGGTCAGTGGATACAGAGTACACATGCTTCGAGGAAATGCTGGTGCATCGACGGCAGACACAGTGTTGGTATCAACAACACAAACCATTACAGGTAATAAAACATTTGATAAACCTCTAATTTTAAATGTCAACGCAGATCCGTCAACTGTAACAAACTCCGCACACATCTATGCCAAGGACGAATCATCGAGTGCAGAAGTGTTCGTGAGAGATGAAGCAGGAAATGTTACTAAAATATCTCCACACAACGATGAAGGTGAGTGGGAATACTATTCAAGAAATACCAAAACAGGCAAAACTGTAAGAGTTAACATGGAAGAAATGATCAGAGATATTGAAAAACTTACAGGTAAAACTTACATCAAAAACAATTAAACTATTAGATCTAAAATAGTCTGTAACTTACCTTTTATACTTTTATTATTCAGTGTATTTTTAAGACCCATGTGCAAATTCTTGGGCCAGCATTCAAACGCAGTCCAACAGTATCCTGAATGTTCATCATTCAACTTGGGAATGAATTCTGCATCTATGGCTATGAGATATGTGTGGAAGAAGAACTTCTGATCATTGGAAGTGAACATTTCTAAAGGAATTACTTTTTTAAACTTAGGTAAACTGCCCGTCTCTTCATCAATTTCACGCTTTAGGCCTTCGAAAGCGGATTCCGTGAACTTAGATCTTCCTCCAACTAGACCCCACATTCCTTGTGTTTTTCTATCTGTACGCTGTAGGAATAAAAACCTTTTGGTACTAGTGGAGTAAAACAAAGCTCCAGAACATATAATGTTGTCTTCCATACTATATTATAACAAAAAAATAAGAAATTATCAAGGAGTCTGAGCATCAGTAGATGCATCATATTCAGATGCACCACCATCTAATACAATACTCCAAGTGCCTTGTGAATAAACACCTTCGTATGATTTTACCCATTCAATACCATTAAATTTGTACTGTATTCCTGTGTTTAAATTGGTAATATAATGTTGTGTAGAATCAGGATGTGATGCATCAAATTTTTTAACCCATTTTGCTCCATCATATTCTATTATATCACCAACGTTGGCTACTAAATTTCCCCAAATAGAACTTTGAAAACTGGCAGTGCTGTCTCCAACATCGTTTATTATCAAATACCTATCGCCGGTGGTTGGTGTGCCTGGATCAAAAGTTTGTGGATTAATAATTTTCTTTACGTTCGGACCAACTGGTGCTATTGAATTAGCAGGTATAGTGTCAGAATCAATTGTGTAAAGCAGTATAGTGTCGTCTAGTGTGGTAGTCGCTATTGTACCAATAACTTCATTTCCGTTTGCTTGTTTAAGTCTAATTTGACTTGTTCCGTTGACCACTTTACCATATTGCTCAAGTAAAACTTTCCAATTAACAGCCGGGCCAAATGTTTCAAATGGATCCGCTAATCCTGGATCTCTAGCACCGGTCTGGAATCCGTCACCACCAGATTTCACATTTACTCCAGTAGTGCCAAGCAACCTTAATTGATTACCTGTTACTAATAGACCAAAATTATTTGGCGTTACAAAACTCTGTGATATCATAGGTCCACTGATTAAGCCTTTATTAATTCCACCGTCATCCTCGTACACACTCATGATGATTTTTTGTACAACACCTAGCTTTTTTACTTTTACTGGAGGGGATAACCATATAGGCATATTGAATGTCATGGTTGCTACATCTATCTCTGACTCTGCGCCAACAGGAATTGTCCTTGAGCTGAATTTTATGCCATCTAATTCTATGTAACTTAAACTTGTCCAATCAATGTAATTGTCAGATTTTTGTATTTCAAAATCAGGATTGAACAAATATAAAATTTGTTCTAAGATTTGCAATTTTTGATCAGTATTTGAACTGTAAATATCTGCTGTAACCTGTAATCTAAAAGGCGAAGGCATCACTTTTTCAACAGTATACCCAGCACCTAATCTATCGCTGTAACTACCATCTGCTAATACGTCTCTTTCTCTCAAATGCTGTTTCTCAACATGATAAGGATTTTGCATTCTTTCTCTATCATATTCAAGTTCTCTGATATAACAAGCAATTTTTGGAGCATAGTTTAAAGCGTTCTCACTGTTGTTCCTAATAATGTTAGAAACCTGTCTTGTCGCATCTCCATATACCACCGGTACAGGTCTTAGTGCAATTTCGTCATCCTTGCCCCTACCTACTTCAACGCTAAAATTGCCAAGCACCCGCATAAACTGTGTGAGGAATCTTCTTACTTGTCCTGAATAAAAGTGCAACATTGTTTTTAATTATCCGCCTTAGGTTTAAGGGCCTGTTCTAATGATTGTCTTTGCTTAACTGTCAAACCGTTAATCGTGGATGTTCCAGATGTATTAGCAAATCCCGTTTTTTGTGTTGATCTTGTATCTGTGTTTGATAAGTTTATTCTTACCGAGTCTTCCATTTTGATCCACCTGTTACCATCATATCTAAACAGTCTATTTGGTAGATAATCAGTTCTTAGGAAATAATCGCCTTTGTCTACGCCTGCTGTCGGAAATGAAATTCCAAATCCTGCAGGATTTCCGTTTGGTGCGACGCCATCACCATCTAGATAGAATCCATAATGTGAACTTGCCGGAGTGTCTATAGTAGCATTCACAGTACTACTACTACTTGCTCTTTGAGATGCTGTGTTAACATTCTCCGTACGTATATTTCCTCGTTCATCGATCGGTGCGACATAGTATTGTTTGTAGTTGAAACCTGATTTAGGAGCATCAGCTTCTGCCTGTGCTAACACTTGATCTGAAATAGTTTTTTCTTTATTGTAAGTCGACATGTAACTTGCCAACGAACCTGTGTCTGTTGCATCTCCTAGTATATCTCTGTATTCTTGAGAGTCTACTAATGATTTCATTTTCAACCTTAGTAAGTGAGGCCACCAAGTTTGTGAGAATCCTTCTGCGGCTCTGTTGACATCTTCGATGACATAATATCTTTTCAATGCTATAGGTATACTTTCGTCCAAACTATAATCCTCTTTCATATGCGGAAATTCAATGACATCTCCTGACATGGGTTTTCTACCTAATCTTTCTACACTATCATTCAAATGAACTGTAAGGAATAACGTATCATTTTGTAAAAACATACCAAATTGAGATAAGTTGAAATCCATGTCTTGCACATTATAAATTCCACGAATTGTGTATATGTCTGAATCGTATTTCCTGTCTCTATTTTCTAAAAATAACAAATCTTGTATCGTTCTCTCATTCAAAGTATCACCAGAATATTGAGGTTGTGTAGGAGTAGCGTCACCATCCTTGTTTGTGTCTCCCTGATCATAAGGTCCTAGGTATTTGTGGAAGTGTAGATCAGTACCACCCACAGTAAACATCTCTCTGATGTTACGATCAAAGAACTTATAGTCATTGCCCTTTTCAGGCTTAAAAATGGATAATCTTGGCATATCATACATATTTATTGCACAGGCAATGACTATAAATATGAGTATGTCAGAACTACAAACAGGTCAGCAGGAAATATTCGATTACGTTAAGAACAACCTAGGTGAAGGAATGATTGACGTTGAATTAGACCCTAAACACTACCAAACGGCACTGGAAAGAGCACTTAACAAATATAGACAGAGATCATCGAACGCTGTGGAAGAATCATATGCTTTTCTTACTTTAAACAAAGATCAAAACTCATATATTCTACCAGATGAAATAATAAATGTGAGGAACTTGAACAGAAGAACAGTAGGATCAAGATCCGAAGGTGGAGAAGGTGGAACACTGTTCGAACCTTTCAACTTGGCCTACACAAACACATACTTGTTGAGAGCAGGTGCGACTGGTGGGTTAGCAACTTACTATGCTTTTGCATCATACCAAGAAATGGTAGGTAAGATGTTTGGAAGTTTTATCCAATTCCATTTTGATGTAGCAACTAAAAAATTAACTATCACACAGAAACCTAGAGCTGACAACGAAACAGTGCTCATGCACACTGACAACTACAGACCTGACATAACATTGTTCAAGGATATCTATTCTAAACCGTGGATCAGAGATTACACACTTGCTGTATCTAAAATTATGCTAGGTGAAGCTAGAGGCAAGTTCAATACCATCGCAGGACCACAAGGTGGCACAACACTTAACGGTGATGCACTGAAGCAAGAAGGTCAAGCAGAGATTGATAGGCTCGAAGGCGATATTGGTAATTTCCAAGAAGGCGGAACACCTCACAGTTTTGTTATCGGTTAACTTCTAGTACCGGTAAAGTCTACTGTATATACATTTAAATACGAGTATGCCAATACTAAACTCCAAATACAAAAAACTTACCAAATGCACAATAGATGAACTAGCCGACATGGTAGATGATTTAGAAAACATTTCTATCCATTGCCTAAAAGAAAAGAAACTGAGTATGCGTAAACTGGTATTGACACAGATACACGATGTCAAAAAAGAGATTGAAAAACGTTTAAAAAAATAGTATAATAGTACTATGTTGATAGGCGTAGTAGGTTTAATAGGTTCTGGCAAAGGTACAGTTTCCGATAGGTTAGTTGAAAAACACGGATATCAAAAAGACAGTTTTGCAAAAAGTCTAAAAGATGCTGTGGCATCCATGTTCAATTGGGATAGAAATATGCTCGAAGGTGACACAGATTCCAGCCGACATTGGAGAGAACAACCAGACAAATTTTGGAGTGAAAAATTTGGCAAGCCTGTTACTCCAAGATGGGTGTTACAATACTTTGGCACGGAAGTCATGCGTGGGCAAATGTACGATGCTATATGGGTTGACAGTTGCATGGGCAGATACAAGGGACAAAATACAGTGATAGCAGACACTAGATTCCCAAATGAAGTAAAACAAATCAGGGCAGAGGGCGGCAAAATCATATTAGTAAAAAGAGGCCAAGATCCCGAATGGTTTGTCAATTACGTTGAAGGGAATGTAGAGCCAAAAGACATACACGCTTCAGAATATGCTTGGGCCAAAGAAGAGTTCGATTTCACGATTAAAAATGATGGTACAAAAGAGGAATTATTTCAACAAATAGATGACCTAGTCATCAGCAACAAGATCACCGACACGCCAGCCGAGTCTACGAACACGCCCCAGCCTTTGGCAATTGGCGCAAACAGTTTTTAAATTAGTAGCCACAGCATTACGTAAATTACCGTCAACAAACAGCACATCCAGTTGATTGCTGTCCTGTGCTTTAAAGCCACATAGTTCACATTTCTTGTGTTTTTTATACCCGGATCTTTGTAGGGGAGTTATACCTCCAACACGCTTTCCTGCATTCTTTCTTATGCAAGTGTCACACTTGCTACGCCAGTATATTTTATTGTTACGTTTATAAGCATATGCCCTGGGCTTTTCTTTACACTCCTTACATAACGGTCTGTCCTTGTATTGCATACATGTATTTACGTCACCTATATAGGCACCAAGAAAACGGTAAATTATGTCAACAAAACCGTATGATTGAATAAATAACTCTAGTATATACGTAACTTGCAAGGAGAATACTAAAAATGGCATTAACATCACCAGGAGTAGAAGTTTCAGTAATAAACGAAAGTTTCTACGTACCATCAGATGCAGGAACAACACCACTTTTTATAGTGGCATCTGGTCAAGACAAATTACCAGGTTCAGGATCTGGCACAGCGGTTGGAACACAATCTGCTAACGCCAACACTGCTTACCTAATATCATCACAAAGAGAATTAACAGAGACTTTCGGAGATCCGAAATTTTACACAGACGCTTCAGGAAATTCATTAAACGGATATGAATTGAATGAATATGGTCTACAAGCGGCGTATTCATTTTTAGGCGTTGCCAACAGAGCATATGTTTTAAGAGCGAACGTAGACACTTCACAATTACTAGGAAGTGCATCGGCTCCAACAGCAAAACCGGCAGATGGAACATATTGGTTTGACCTTGCATCAAGCATATATGGAATATTTGAATGGTCTAAAGCAAATCAAAGTTTCACTACAGTTACACCAACGTTGATAACATCAACTGCAGACCTAGTTGGCGCAGTATCAACAGGTATACCAAAAGCATCAATTGGAACAATGGGTGATTACGCAATCAACACAACTAATACTTCAAATAAAATATACAAAAAAGTAACAAAACAAAATGGAACAGTTGAGTGGGTGAACATTGGAACTACAGACTGGCACACTTCTGTACCAGCTGTCGAGTCAACAGCAGGCGCTACTGTAACATCAGGACACAACGTACAGATTAACGGTGTACAAGTTGCGGCTTCAAGCACTACTTTGGCGAACGTTGCATCTCAGATTAATGCGGCGAACATTACTAACGTAAGTGCAAGATTAAATTCTGTAACAAACAAATTAGAAATCTACCACAACGGTGGTTCAGTAGGTGACTCTACATCAGGTGGAAACACTATTAGAATAGAAGCCGGTGGTACTGGTACATTGATAGCGGACCTAGGAATAACTGCAGGCACATTTAAAGGTGCAACTTTCTTACAGGCATCTCACACTAGCAGACCAACGTGGAAGACAGCTGAAGACAACAGACCTACGGGATCTATTTGGTTCAAGACTACTTCTGCAAATGCTGGAGCAAACCTGACTTCTAAACTTTACAACACTGCAAGTGCAAGTTTCTCAACAATTGCAAGTCCATTACATGCAACTCACAATTCAGCGATCTTTAATTTAGATCCTGCGAACGGTGGAACAAGTTTGACTGTAGGCAAGATTTACGCACAATACAACATTACTGAAGAGTCGATCACGGCAAGTGATACAACAGACACTTCAGGACCATTGGGTAACTTCCAGTTCTTCAGATATGAAGGTGGTGCTACTACGATTACTAGTAACAGCACTTCACCAAGTTTCACAAGTACAGAAACTTTTGTAATACAAGAGTCAGTGAAAAACCAAGAAGCGTTGAACAGTGCAGTCACTATCACAGTTAGCGGAACAGGCGCTGATGATTTTATAGCGGCAGTAAACAGTTCAAGTCTAGTTAACGTGTCAGCAAGTAAAACAACTGCTGGTGCAATTACCATGACACATGCACTGGGCGGTGAATTCAGAATGTTTGACACATTAGGAACACCACTGGCAGATGCAGGTTTCAGTGCAACGACGGCACATGATTACGGAACATTCACAAAAAACAGTTCAACTTTGCTCGACAACTTGTATGAACTACCAACAGGTGATGCACTTGACTCGACTGCAAACACAGGTATCATGGCAAGTAACTGGAAGAGATTATCATACACAGCAGGAACTAGTTCTCCGACTACAGAACCAGCAGACGGCACATTATGGTATGACACTTCAACAGACGAAGCAGACATCATGGCACACAATGGTACTACTTGGGTTGGATATGCAACAGCATATGCAAGTACAGATCCAAATGGTCCACAGTTCAGTGCAACAGCACCGAATACACAGTCAGATGGTACTGCACTCGTAACAAGTGACTTATGGATTGACACAAGTGATCTTGAGAACTATCCAAAACTTTACAAATACAACACATCGGCTACTATTACAAGTACAAATACTGCCAACCAAGTTGCAGTAACAACATCAGGTGCGGCATGGGAACTAGTTGACAAGTCGGACCAAACTACAGAAAATGGTATTGTGTTCGCTGATGCTAGATTACACACAGCGGCTGACAAGGCAGATACATTGTTAACGGGCGGTGCAGGAACATTTAGTGCAATCAAATCATTGTTGAGTGATGGCTTCTTAGATCCAGATGCACCAAATCCATCTCTTTACCCGAATGGTATTTTACTTTGGAACACAAGACGTTCTGGATTCAATGTTAAAGAATACAAAAACAGTTACATCACAACAACAAAATATCCAGGAAGTGGAAGTTCAGGATTAGGAAACATCAGAGCAAGTAATGAATCTGTTTCAACTTACTTCCCAGACAGATGGGTAACTAAATCAAGCAACAATGCAGACGGTTCTGGATCTTTCGGTAGAAAAGCACAGAGAAAAGTAATTGTTGAACAATTAAAAGCAGAGTTAGACACTAACCAAGCAGTCAGAGAAGACCAAAGGGGATTCAACGTAATTGCTACACCTGGTTACCCTGAGTTAATTCAAAACATGCTTAACCTGAATACTGATAGGAACAACACAGCGTTTGTAGTTGGTGACACTCCTTTGAGATTAACAGGTACATCAACTGCAATACAAAATTATGCAAATAATACAGCAGGCGCTTTAGACAACGGTGAAGACGGATTAATAAGTTCAAGTGACTACTTGGGCATGTTTTATCCTTCTGGTCTGACAACAGACAACACAGGTAAGTCTATTGTAGTTCCAGCATCACACATGATGTTGAGAACACTAGCAAACAATGACAACATTGCTTTCCCATGGTTCGCACCATCGGGTACTAGAAGAGGTGTTGTTGATAATGCTACAGCGGTTGGTTTTATTGATGCATCAACAGGAGAGTTTGAAACAATATCTGTAACGGAGTCAGTGAGAGATTCGATGCATGAAGTAAAAATAAATCCAATTACATTCTTCTCAGGAGCAGGGATTGTAAACTTTGGTAACCTTACTAAAACATCGGCAAGTTCGGCACTAGATAGAATAAATGTTTCAAGGTTAGCGGTATATCTGAGAACACAACTAGATGCAATCGCAAAACCATTTATCTTTGAGCCAAACGATGAACTAACAAGAAACGAGATCAAAGGTGCGATCGAATCATTCATGTTAGAACTAGTAGGACAAAGAGCATTATTTGATTTCTTAGTAGTTTGTGACGAGACAAACAACACACCGACTAGGATTGACAGAAATGAACTTTATGTGGATATAGCAATTGAGCCAATTAAATCAGTTGAATTTATTTACATACCGTTGAGAATCAAAAACACAGGAGAAATTGCAAAATTAGGAAACTAATTTTCGATAAAGGAGAAAATATATGGCAATATCAACATTATCAAAATTTACAGTACCTTTAGCAAACGATCAGAGTTCAGCATCACAAGGTCTGTTGATGCCAAAACTTCAGTATCGTTTCAGAGCAATACTTGAAAATTTTGGAGTATCAACACCTAGATCAGAATTAACAAAACAGGTTATAGACATTACTAGACCTAATTTGACTTTTGACAACGTAACCCTTGATGTGTACAACTCTAGAGTATACGTCGCAGGAAAACACACATGGGATCCAATTACAATTACTTTAAGAGACGATGTAAACAACTCAGTTACTAAACTTGTTGGTGAACAAATACAGAAACAATTTGATTTCTTTGAACAAAGTTCAGCGGCATCTGGTATTGATTACAAATTCACAACCAGAATTGAAATGTTAGATGGTGGTAATGGAGCAAGTACACCAAATGTACTAGAAACATTTGAATTATACGGTGCATATGTTGAAAATGTTAACTACAACACGTTGGCTTACAACACTTCAGAACCGGCAACAATTACAATGTCTATCAGATACGACAATGCAATACAAACTCCAACAGGAACAGGACTTGGAACTGCTGTTGCAAGAACTATTGGTACTTTAAGTACTGGTGGTGGACAGTAATAAAAAAAATTAAGTTAGCAATTATAACAGGAAAAGCGTCTTTATAGGCGCTTTTTTTGTGACTATAAATAACAGTATGCCAAGCATTAACAATTTCTTAAAAGGTTTCCAGGACGGACTTCCTGGAATGAAAGACTACCAACACGCATCTAGATTGTATATAGACAACAATTACAAGTTGATGCCAAAACAGAAGTTCCTGTTCCATGTGGTTTTCAACACAGACGAAAGTTTATTCCAAGAAGGAGGAAGATTTTCAAACGCTGAAAGCAGAGAGCTTAACATGTTGGTAAAGGCATGTGAACTACCAAAATACAACATGAGTTACGAGGAGAAGACACAGTACAATAAAAAAATGTATGCGGCTACCAGGATTGCATATGAGCCAGTCACTATTACTTTCCATGATGATCACGCAGACACAGTGAATGCGTTCTGGAAGAAATATTACGAGTTACAAGTAGCTGATTCAGTAAACATGGACAACGACCTTACAATTTCAAATACTAAAGACGATTACTATCTGTACGGCGACAAGAGAAAAATAACAAAATTTGGTATGGACACTCCTACTAAAAGAAGCAAGCCTTATCTCAAAGGAATAGAAATTTTCGTTCTACACAAAAAAAGATTTACATCAATGACCCTAGTAAATCCTGTCATAGGATCATTTGCTCATGATAACTTAGACCAGGCAGAAGGCACAGGTATATTAGGAAACACTATGCAGATATTATACGAGACAGTGATATACAAAGCAGGAATCATCAATAAAAATAATGTTCCAGGTTTCGCAACGATACATTATGATAATTCCCCGAGTCCACTATCTGTACTAGGTGGTGGTACAAACAGCATTTTCGGACCAGGTGGTGTTGTAGACGGCATAGGATCTGTTATGAGGAACGTGCAATCAGGAAACTTTCTTGGTGCAATACTAGGAGCATCTAACACCTATAACAATGCTAAGAAGATAAAAAAAGGTGCAGTCAAAGAAGAGTTGAAAGGTATAGCCAAAGACGGAATACTAGAAGTAGGCAAACAAGCAGGATCACTTACAAATCCTATAGCACAATTTACAGTCGGATCAGTTGTGGCCGCTGGAGCAATTATAGCCACATCAAAAGGAATCACTGATAATAACACAAACCGAAACAACACAGTAATCACAAATCCTGTACAGAACACAACAGATTTTTTTGGTCCAGATGAATCATATAACTTAATCGTAAACAATCCAAATGCACGGGAAGAAATAGCGGCAGGAATTTATTACAAGGACATAGGTTCGAGGAAAGGATTAACTGTTGACGCTTCAAACATAGAATATAATAACTCGACCAACAATGTGAAAACAGTCTACTCCAACAAAGCTATAACAGATATACGAAAATTAGTTACAGAGGGATATATAAAAATAAACCGTAATACACAGAATATTGTAATAGTTAAAGAAAAGGCAAATCTATAATGGAAAATTTTTACACCAATTTACCACCAAAGGAACAAGATAATTTAGATAAAACTATCGAAAAACTTACGTCTGGAACTTACGACCAGGAATTCCAATTTAGCCCAGGTGATTATGACAGTACAGTTGCTTTTTTTGTTAAGCGTGGCTTTTCGAGACTGTCAGCAGAATCAACAGCATATGTAATACTGGCACAGGCAAAAATTGATAACATCAAAAGTCAAGAAATACTAGATAAGCTGGGTTATGCCGACGAAGCTACGTTGTCAGAATTAATAACAATCATACTTAATGCAAACAGATACAAATCTAGTAGGCTAGGAGTAAGGCAAACACTGGCGACAAAAGAAACTGTATCTAGAAATATAATAGACTAAAATGCTTCCTAGATTCGCTAGAGGAAAGTTCTCCCCAAAGAACCAGCAAAAATATGTAGGTACTAAGACACCAACATACAGATCAAGTTGGGAACACTCTTTCATGAGGTTATGCGACGAGCATCCAAATGTCTATCAATGGGCTAGTGAGTCAATCAAGATTCCTTATAGACATCCGTTCACAGGCAAATACACAGTGTACGTACCTGACTTCTTTATAGTGTACCAAGACAAGGAGGGTAGAAAACATGCAGAAATGGTCGAAGTCAAACCCATGAGTCAAACAACCATGGAGGCGGCAGGAAAAAGTATGGCAAAGAAAAAACAAGTTGTAATTAACATGGCCAAATGGGAGGCCGCGAATGCTTATGCAAAGCAGAGAAAAATAAAATTTAGAGTTGTATCAGAAGAACAATTATTCCATAGTGGAAAACGTAAGTAAGTAGTACAATGACAAAAAAACTAGAAGATATTCTTAATTTACCAAATGTTAAAGAAGCATTCAAAGAAGTAGATAAGAAAGAACAAGCAAGAGCGAACAAAGATCAGACAGCTAAGGTCATGAAAAATGTCGATCCCCAGACTGCTAAAAATTTACAAAAAAGTTATGCTGAATTTGACAAGATTGCGGCATCACTACCACAGGTAAAAGGACTGGGCGATATGTCTGACCTGGAGATGGATAAGCTGGCAGTAGAAGCAGAAGAGAGCTATAAGAATCTAATGGACCTTGGGATGAACGTGGACTCACGTTACTCAGGACGTATATTTGAGGTTGCAAGTAACTTCCTAAAGAATGCCATAGATGCAAAGAGCTCCAAGATAGATAAGAAGCTCAAAATGGTGGAATTACAGCTTAAAAAAATGAAGATTGATCAAGGAAATAAAGAGGGTGGTCCTGTAGAAGAATCCGACGGGTTTGTCATTTCTGATCGTAATGAATTAATGAAGAAACTACTTAAAAAAGACTAAATATTGCATATGAGCACGTTCAAAGACTACCTAACAGAATCAGCAAAGTCATATGACTACAAAATTAAGGTTGCAGGCATAATAGCAGACGATTTTGCATCTAAGTTGGAATCAGCACTAGCAAAATTTGAAGTGGCAAACATGTCAGCAGGTAAGAAAACACCTATCATGACATTACCACTTGATTTTCCTGCCTTAAGCAACGAAGAAGTTACTATATTTGATGTGACAACAAATTATCCAGCGTCACCAAGAGTGATGCATGAATACCTTTCAGACTTATTAAGGATTCCATCAACACACATAGTTGTTAAAAAACCAGGTGAACCAACAGAAGAATACCAGAACGACATGCAGGTTGCACAGAAGTCTGAGTATGCGAACAAACTGCATGACATAGAATACAAAGATGCACCTAAAGTTAATGCAGAGGACTATCATTCAACAAAAGCAAACATGGGTTTACTAAAAGAGTTATTAAAAGATAGACAAGAAAACAAGGACGCTCCTAAAGAAAAAGAGAATTCAATGAGTAAGGAAGAAAAAGGTACTCCAAGTCCTTTATCAAAATCAACAAACCCACACCCAGACCCAAAAAGGAAATAAGTTATGGAAATGATCGACGTATTAACAAAATTAAAAGAAATAGCAGAATCAAGACCTGAATTGGTTAAGGATGCCGTGGAAAACGTTGAGAAGACAAATCCAAAAGCGGTGACTGAAGGTGGAATGAAAGACTACTTGCATGACGAAGCAGAGAAAATGTCTAGAAAAGAATTTATTGAAAAGCACGGTGAGAGCCTAGCAGGTTTCTGGGACAGTATAAACGGTACTGAAGAAGCAGTAGAAGGTAAAATACCAGCAGGCTTAAAAGCATACCAAGATAAAAAAGCAGGCAAAGAAGAAAAAGAAGATAAAAAAGAAACTGTAAAAGAAGCAATACAAATCTCAACTGACAGTCCACAAGAAGCATCAATGATGATGCAGATACTAAAACTTGCAGGTGTACAACAAGTAGATCAAGCAATGATTAGTCAAGAGCCAGAAGCAGGCGAAAACCCACCACATGGTGAGCCAGGACACAGTTGCGGTGATGACGATGCAATGGGTTCGCAGGAAATGGGCAGAATGAGAGACATGATGACTGCTCCAGCAGAAGAGAAACAAGAAGAAACATTTGCAAACGAACCAGAAGAGAAAGTTTCAGACATAGACACTTTGGTAAATGTAAACTCAGGTGGTTTAAACAGACAAAAGAAAACTTATCCAAAAGTTGCTAGTGGTGACAACCCAATGGCGGCCGAGGACAAAATTACTGAAGAAGATTTAGCAAACAGTCTTAGAGCACAGTATGAAGGCTTTAAAGAATCATATCAAAAAGCGGCGAAGGTTGCAGAAGCAAAACCAGACTTTTTAGACATGGACAAAGATGGCGACAAAAAAGAACCAATGAAAAAAGCCATCAAAGATAAAGAAGCAAAGTAATACTTTTCTACTCCGTCCCTCAGCGTTAAATACTACACTATGGCGTATGTATCACTAGATAGCGACCAAATTAAGAAGGCGCACAAGAAACACAAATATACCAAAACTCAAGTTCTACAACTTGAACAGTGTATGGATCCGAAATCTGGACCATTGTTCTTTATGAGAACTTTCATGAAGATACAACACCCGGTCAAGGGATCTATGCCATTCGAACCGTTTCCGTATCAAGAGAGACTAATCAACAGTTACAACGATCATAGATTTTCAATTGCTATGCTACCTAGGCAGACAGGCAAAACAACCTGTGCTTCAGGTTATCTCATTTGGTATGCCATGTTTAGACCAGATTCACAGATACTAATTGCGGCACACAAATACGCAGGTGCATCAGACATCATGTCGAGGGTGCGTTATGCCTATGAGATGTTGCCCAGTTGGATCAAAGCAGGTGTTACACAGTACAACAGAAACAGCATAGAATTTGACAACGGTTCAAAGATATCAGCAACCACAACAACTGAAAACACAGGGCGGGGTATGTCACTTACACTTGTTTATTGTGATGAGTTTGCATTCGTACAGCCACCAGAGAAAGCCAAAGAATTCTGGACATCACTGTCACCCACGTTGAGTACAGGTGGTAAGTGCATGATCACATCTACACCCAACTCAGATGAAGATCAGTTTGCATTGATATGGAAAGAAGCAAACAAGAGATTTGACGAATACGGAAATGACAAAGAAGTAGGAACCAATGGTTTCTATGCCATGAAAGCACACTGGTCAGAACACCCCGACAGAGACGAACAATGGGCTACGGCTGAGAAAGCAAGGATAGGTGATGAAAGATTTAGAAGGGAACACGAATGTGAATTCTTAATCTTTGACGAAACACTTATAGACAGTATACACCTAGCAGACATGGAAGGTGTGGCGCCTATTGAAACAACAGGACAAGTGAGATGGTTCAAGCGTCCAACCCCAGGACACACATATCTCGTATCTCTCGATCCAAGCATGGGAACAGGTGGCGATTTTGCAGGAATACAAGTATTTGAATTGCCTACTTTCGAACAAGTTGGAGAGTGGCAACACAACATGACCCCAATGAATAAACAAGTAAGAATACTGCAAAGTATTACAAAACATATCTACGATACAATAATGGAGAAAGACAGCACAGCAACTCCTCAGATATTCTATTCTATGGAAAACAATTCAATCGGTGAAGCGGCATTGATGAGAGTCATGGATATAGGAGAAGAAAATATAGAAGGTATGTTCTTATCTGAACCAATTAGAAAAGGACACAGACGTAAGTTCAGGAGAGGATTTAATACCACTGCCAAACACAAAATAGATGCCTGCACTAAATTTAAAGAACTGGTTGAAAATAATAAGATGAAAATTAATTCCAAATTGCTTATTTCCGAGCTAAAGGATTTTGTTGCTACTGGAATGTCATACAAAGCAAAACCAGGACAGCACGACGATCTTGTAATGAGCTGTTTGCTTATGACTCGTATGATAAAAACATTGGCCGACTTTGACCCTAAGATATTCGAGAAATGGACCGATAGATCCTCGGAACTAGCACCCATGCCTATATTTGGATCATTCACAGGATAATAAATACACTGTATGAACCCTAAAAACTCACAAGATCTGTTTAACAAGATAAGATCACAATTTTCAAATATTAGATTAGGCGACGCAAACGGAGGCGCAACTGCCAACCCAGATGAAGCAGTATTTTTTGAATTTGAATTCCAGGAAGATTCCGACACCTTTGGATCAATTAGCATAAGTCTAGCAGACGGTGAGAACATGAAGGTGTATTACAATAGGGATCTGGTAAACAAAATAGACGAAGATAGCAGAGACGAATGGTATGCATTTCTTAAAGAATTGAAAGATTTTGCAGTAGAGCACCAATTGGCCTTTGATGTAAGAGATATCACAAAAAACAGCTTAAAGAAGCAGGATTATGAAAATCTTGCAGATACGAACAAAACGGTAAATACTGACGAGATGTCAGAAGAACTAAACAGAATTACTAAATTAGCAGGTGTTGACAAGGCGCCAGTTGCGGAAGGCCTAACAGGCACTGCAAAACGTTCATACGAGAACCTAAACAAAACAAAACTAATAATTAGACACAAAGGCAAAGTTGACGAAACTGTGCCGGGTTCAAGGTCAAGACAGATACAATCACTATACATAGAAAACGAAGACGGTGAAAGATTCAAGTATCCACTTACACATCTAGCAGGTGCAAGAGCAATGATGAGACACGTATCAAATGGTGGAAGACCACATGACGAATTTGGCGAACACATCGTATCAACATCAGAAGACATAGCAAAACTTAACTCATTCTCAAGATATGTAACCAACAAAGATCAGTTGAACGACAACGCAGGTGATATCATTGAGCAGACAAAATTGAAACTAGAGAACCTGAGAGGTTACATGAAAAACCTTTCTAACCAAGCACACTACGAGAACGCAAGTAAAGATTTCAAAACATCAGAAGAACAAATACTAGATGATGAAACTGTTAACAAAATGAGAGAGAAGTTCACAATGACTAACCTAGACAGCAGAGTTGAAGACGCACTACCGATCATAAACAAAATAATGAGTGAGTTGGAAGTGTCAAAAGAAGATGAGCAAGTAAACGAACTAGAACCAGATGCAGAGCCAATCGATGCACCAATGCAGGCACCAGTGGATCACGGTGCAGTCGTACAGAGTTTCTTAACAGACCCAGACAACAAACTAGTATTGAGAAAAGACGATTCAGCTGATAAGATGCTGAAAGTAACAAAATTCACAAACAAGAACACAATGTTAAGCTCTATACTATCAGACATAGCATCAAGACTGTTGACTAAATCAGGCGAGGAAGACAGGGTGGCAAACTTTGCTTCCAGAGTTGCAGATGAGATGGAGCAAGAAAATTCAGCAACATTCAAAGCAACACCTGACTATATTAAGAACAAAAAAATAGCAGTACAGTTGGCAAAAAGATACATCGACGACTACAAGAAAATGCAATCAGAGCCGGGATACACAGATCAAGTGAGAATGGATCCTGCAGATTTTAATCCTAAGAAAGACATCAAAGGTAAAGCAAAAGAAACAGAAGCATTTGAGAATTGGGTAAGCAACGTTGGCGAAGCAACAATCAAACCTTACGTTTCAATGTACAAAGGCGATGACGGTAAAATGGTTTATGACGTGTTAGACAAAGACGAAAAGTCAGCATTCAAAAGTGGCGACATGAAAGCGGCACAGTTTTATCTAAAACAAAATTATGACAAGTTAAGAGAATACGCAACAGCACCTAGAGACGAAGAAGACAGAAGAGAAAAATTAAAAGCATTACAGGATTTACAAGCAAATCCAAAATTGAACGATCCAGAATCAACTGATGCAATTCTTAAGAGAAAAAAAGAATTAACGAAAGAGCCAGTTGCGGCAGAGGGTAATCAGTTCGCAAACGCAGTACAGAAAGCCAAAGCGGCAGGCATGAAGGCAGGCGATAAATTCAAAGTAGGCGATGATGAGTACACACTGAAAGATGCCATAGAGATGGCAGGCTTACAACTTGAAGAGTTCTTCACACCAGAAGACAATGCTCCAGACATGGT